CTCGCTAAAAATGGTGGCGATGCTTTAAAATTTAAAATAACTAGTGTTATTAATGGTACAGAGCGTAAAGATTTAAATTGTAATATTTTTTCTACATATGGCGCTTCTATTTTTGCTGGAGGAGCTGGAACAGACGCTTCCGTAATTACTTTTGATGATTTAGGAAATGGCAACATGTCTTTAAATTTTAACGGGGTGGGAAAAGATAAAAATCAAACTTTTTTTAGATTCTTTTTTACATTAGAAGGTCATACAAACTTTTCCACATCAGCTATAAATTCAATAGTTTTATATAGAGACGATCTACAAATAGATCCCAATCCCCGTACTAGTTTCTTCAAACGAATTAAAGATCTAATTCCTCTTGGAACTTTAAATTCTTATCCGGTTAGTTTTGGAGAAGACGCTAATGCAACTAAAGTTCCATATTGGAAAGCAGATGGTATAAGATTTGTTGAATCTTATAACGCTTTAAAGGGAGATGGTGTTATTAATTATGCTGAACCTGTGGCACCAGCAGACATTACATGGCGACCTTTCCGTGGGACTTCAGCAAGGCTTTTGTATGCGCCTATACGAATACCGCAAAGTAATTATCCTTTAGCGGGTAAAATTGTGAATGCTAATAAAGAAGCTAAAATTAATTTTAATTTTTCCGATGGTTATATACCGCCTGATTATTTTTTTAGGTTCGACAATGCTGGTATAAGCGCAGCTAATAATAATTGGAAAAATACAACTAATCAAGCCACACTGGCCGGTAGTACAGTTGGGAGTATTTTTAATAATGCTTTGTATTCATTTGCAGGTAAAAATAGCGTAACTTTATCAGCCCAAGAATATTTACAGTCTACTTTTTCAAGTCTTACTAATTCTAATAGCAAAGACTGTAAAGATTTTGATTTAATTTTAGTTGTTGCGTATAGGCCGGTAGTAATAGAACAAAATGATAATTATAATGTAGCTAGAAGAGACTCTGGTGTAAATCAATATGCTCCTTCAAGATTCAAAATTTTAGATTGGTTTGATACTTTAAAACCCAACCAAATCACTAAAGACCAAATTTTAATTACTAATTTTCCTGGATACGATACACCCTTTTTAGCTCAAACGCTTTTAGACTATCCTAAAGAACCAAATATATTTCAATTTTTCATAAACCCTTTAGTAAATGGAGACATTATTACTCAAGTGAATCCAGACATTTATGAAACGCAATATTTGCCAAATCCTAGGTACGAACTATTCAAGAGATATATTCAAAGAGATAGGAGTATAAGCGCTACTAATGTAGCTTTAAACAATGCTGTAAAAAATTATCAAACCTCACCGAATCAAGACATCCAACTATCTAAAAGTTTATTAAATGCAACCGACTATTATCCAATGATACTTAACATTAGAAGAAGTTCTGGTGTTATGTCTATTTTTGTAAATAACCGCCTTCTTGTAGAATATGATCTAGGCAATTTCATTACTTATCATAATAGTTTTATTATGAATAATATATCAAATTCAACTTTAAAATTGATATCAAATTGTATCGGTGTTACTGGGGGAAATAAAGAATCAATGAGCTATTTTGATATAATATTTTATAATAGAAATTTATCACAAACGGAATTGGCGGCTTTGCATACAAATTTAATTAAAAATTATTTAAAATTATTTGTTGGTTCATCTTCAGGTTTGAATTTTCAATCAGACAGGGTTAGATTACCAAATATTTTTAATTTAGCAGGAAGAAAAAATTTATGAATACTTTATTTAAATTAAACAACTATATAATTTTAGATTTGTTTGAGTTAGAATTGGAGCCAAACGAAGGCTATTTAAGAATACATGGTTGTAAAAATTTTGATAGCAATTTAATTTTTCAAGAAAAGGAATATCTTTTTATGCCATGCGAGTTTTCTAATTTTGAATCGACTTCTGATGGAAGGCAAAGTAGACCATCTTTAAAAATTTCAAATATTAATAGTTATATATCAAAAGTATTAAAAGATCGAGGAGATTTAATCGGCAAAAACTTTTTCAGAAAACGAATTTTCGCTAAAGATTTGGACATTGTAAATTTTAAAGATGGTATCAATCCATTTGGAGTTTCAGCTTTCAATACATACATATCTAATGACAAATTTATTATAAATTTAAAAAAATCAGAAAACAAAAATACTGTAGAATTAGAATTAGTTACAAAAATTGATTTAGAAAATTTATCTTTGCCTTCAAGAAAAGTTACTAATGATACTTGCTCTTGGGGTTATAGGTGTTCTGGGTGTAATTACGGAAACAAACCAAATTATGCTGGCCCTTTAATATCGTGTAAAATATCAAATTCTCAAACAGTGTCTGCTTTACAGGCAAGTAGCTTTTATTTTAAAAAGACTGAATGGGGTGGTAATAGCTCCTCTGCTGATCCAGGTTTGCCTATAGCTGATGAAAATAATAAAACTTTTTTAAGTAATTATAAACCCGCTCTTAAAAATAGTTCTTATGGTTTAGACAGATTAAATTATAAAGGGGATTGGTCGCCAAACACTAAATACATGAAAGGAGATTTTGTTTATGTTAATCCTTTTTCATCGGTGACTTCTGTAGAAAATGAATATCAAATTAATTTTGACAATAAACCTAAAACTTTTTTTGTTTGTATAGAAGATAATGTTTCTAATAAATTTCCTGAAAAAAATTCAAATTTGTGGAAACAAGATAAATGCTCTAAAACTTTGACGGGTTGTTTGTTGAGGTTTCAAGATTATGTTACTCAAAGCTCTTTAACGATTGATAAAGCGTTGCCTTTTGGAGCTTTTCCGGCTACATTTCCTTATGAAAATAGTAAATGAAGCATTAAAACAAAAAATTATAAAAATATGCGATAGCGAAAAAGGTGAAATTTGTGGATTTATAGTTACGGATGAAAAAAATAACTTGGATTTTATAAAAGTTGAGAATAAACATCCTTTAAAAAATGATTATTTTATAATATCTCCGCTTGATTTTTTAGAAATCAAAAAAAAATATACAATCGAGTATCTGTTTCATAGTCATGATAACAATTGTTTTTTTTCAGAACAAGATAAGCATCATCAAAAGTTTCATAATTTAAATATGTTGATTCTTTGTAAAAAAAATGAAACTTGGTCAGAAATGAAGTGTAAATAATATATTATATGGTTTCAGTTAAATTACATGGCGTTTTTGAAAATTATTTGAAAACAGACTGGCAACTTAATGTGTCTAGCGTCAGTGAAATTTTTGATGCAATAGAGGCTAATACTGGATGTTTGGTAAAAACATTAGGCAATTTACAGTTATACATATCTAATTTCATAATATATGTAGATGGAAAAATAATGCCACCTGAATATTTAGATTCTCCTATATTAAAAAAAACTTCTGTTGTTGAGGTTGTTCCTTTGTTAATAGGTAGCGATTTTGGTATAACCGCTTTCTTGTTAATGTTAGCTGTTTCAATAGGTATACAGTTGTTAATCGCTAAAATTATGACTCCAAAATCACCTGTTGATGTAAAAACTAATTCTAGATTATTTTCAAATTATGAAAACGTTACTGCAAGAAACGTTCCAGTTCCATTAGGTTATGGTCGTGTTAAAGTAGGTTCAATTGTGATTTCAAATAATTTAATTATAACAAATCGAGAAGGACAAGGATGAAAATAAGTTTATCAACAGATTCTAGTCTTTTTGGTGGTCCAAATCTTTTTACAACAAGTAATTCAGCAGGTGGTAATAGTATATCGCCAAAGCCAATTGATTCAGAAGTTTTTTACGAATCTGTAGATTTAATTTCTGAAGGTCCGATTGAAGGATTGGCGGACAGTTTAGGAAATACTTTAAATTATGTTGATTTGTCGAGTGATAAAACTGACGTTTCCAATTCAAATTTATCTTATGGGGTATATTTTAATGATATTCCAATAAGAGATGCAAAATCAAATTTATATAATGTAAGTTCTAGTAATGGTATTCTTAATGTAGGTTCTGAAAACCCTTCAATTAAAACAAAACCAAGTAGTTTATACGAATATAAAAGTAAAATTTATGATTTAGATAGTCAGAGTCCTTTTGGTGTGGGAGGCACAGATGTTTCAAATCATTTAAAGACTTGGGATGGCAACAATGTAACAGACCCGTTTGTGAAATACATTTATACGGCAGGGTTAGCAAGGGTTTTTTCTCATTATGTTAAAAATAAATATACAAATTTTGTTAAAGTAATTGTAAGTATTGATGAATTATATCGAGTTACTTCAAGCGGGACCACTTTGAGTGCTGCAATAAATTTTATTGTTTCTGTGCGAAACTCTCTTAAGCAAAAATCTGTTTTCTTATTATTCTCTGGTAATTATTTTGCTAAACAAAATGCTTCTTTATTATCTTTCGATATTGAAATAACAGAAGATGATAGAATTGGATTGTCAAATAATTCACAATTTATAATAAATGTATACAGTTTATGCGATAGAATTCCAGCTGTTACTGGAAATGATCTTTATGTTAGAAGTTTTTCGGTTAATAGCGTAATAGAATATTTAAGTTATGATTTTTCATATCCATTTACGGCTTATTGCAAAAATACAATCAGCTCAAAACATTTTTCTTCAATTCCAACGAGAAGTTTCGACGCTAAATTATTAAAAGTTTTAGTTCCTGATAATTATGATTCAGAAGCTAGAGAGTATATAGGGGATTGGTCTGGGAATTTCGGCAAAGCGTTGAAATGGACTGATAATCCTGCTTGGATTTTTTATGATTTATGTACGAATAATAAATATGGTTTAGCTAGATCTTTCATGTCAGAAAACGATTTAAATAAATGGGAACTTTTGAAAATCTCTAAGTTTTGCGATGCTTTATTAAAAACAAATTGCGAAACTAAATACGATCCTCATGAATTTTATAATTCTAGCAGTGTCTTTTTAAATCTCCAAAAAGACAGTCTATTTTTTAATACGATTTTTTTCTATTCAAACGAAACTATAGACGATCTCTTTTTGAAATACCCGGCTGGCAATATTATTTATCTGTACGACCTTAAAGATGAAAATAAACAAGATATCGATTTAAATGTAAAAAAAATAATAGTAGCTCTTTTTAAACAAGTTTTAGGCACCACTGAATTTACGTTTATTAAATTAATGAATGATTTTGGGCCGAGAAAATTTATAGAATCAGATGTTAGCGGTAAGTTTTTTTTAGATTTAAAAAGGCTCCTAGATCAGGCTCCGGTTGCTATGAATATTGAAAATGAAATTAAATTTCATGCATTTAAATATGCGTCAGGTTATATCTCCACTGATGCGAGAGATCAACAAGTTTCTAGAGATTTTTTTCGTAAAGAAATATTTGATACATCTTTAAACGTGAATACGGGTAAATGCGTAGCAAAACACGAATCGTTTGATGATTTTCTAGAAAATAGATTTTCCGCTAATTTAATAATAAATAACGAATCAGAAGGGTTAAAAGTTTTATCTGATTTAAGTTCTATTTTTAGAGGAATTTTTTATTTTAGAAATGGATTTTTAAATTTAACTAGCGATGTTCCTAAAAATGTTACTTATGTTTTTAATAATGCAAACGTAAAAGATGGGTTGTTTACTTATTCTTCATCTCAATTTAACGGTTTTCATTCGGTGGCTAAAGTTTCTTATTCTGATAAAAATGATAATTTTAAAGATAAAATTGTATATGTAGATGACGCAGGA